ATACCTTCTTCTATTTGTTCTTGGATTTTTTCTATTTGACCTGCCATATGTTCTATTAACATAAATTGTTCACTATCTGCTGGTAAAGAACCTAATTCACCTCTCGGCCATTTAATAGAAAATTCAACAGCTTGTTCTAAATCTTTTTCTATTAATGTTTGTTGAGTTTCAATGTTATTTAATCTTTCAATAACTCCAAATGCAAACCAAACCCCTATACCAACAGCTCCGATGATTGATAATAAATTACGCATCGGCATAGAAATCGCTGTGTTATCAGATACTCGCATTAATTTAATATAAGTTTTTTATTACTTTTCTGCACACTTCTTTTTTCCCCATTTCCAAGTTTGAGTTAGTGATTTTTTTTCTTGAAGCTTATCATTTTTGCTATCTGTTTCGGTTACACCAACTTCAACTGTAGTTTGATCTGGGCATACAGAACTACATCCATTTAAAAAGACAATTAAAGTTATTAAAATAAAACATTTAGTCATTTTTCTTCTTTTTATTTTTATTACCTTGTTTCTTTTTCATTTGTTTTAATTTTTGTTTAACAAAATTAGTATTTTTTTTAATCTGTTTAGATAGAATCTCTTGTCCTTGTTGAAGTTTAAAGACTTGTTCTTTCATGCTCCAAGTTTCGTGAAGATTCCAGCCGACCAGGGCAATCAAGGCGGCTAATGCCATACCAATTATTTTATCTTTTAAATCCATATTAATTTTCCAATCATTTTCTTATAATGTGTTTTCTTAACGCTCTAACTAATCTTTCAATATTGTCAATAATATCTATAAGAGCCTTATCCTTAATGAAATGCTGCTCACTCTTCAATTCATCATATTCTCTTAAAGGTATAGTTACAGTTCTTTTAGAGGAAACTTCATCTTCATAACTAGCGTCAGTCGCTATTTGTTTGTCTTCGTCCTCTGTCATTACTCTAATTTAGCATCTATTCTTTTCTTAAGTTCTGCTCTTTCCTTTTCAACTTCTTTTAACTGTTCTTTTAATTCTTCACTGTCAGGATTTTCTCTTACAAGTTTTTTAAGCTCATAATATTGTTTTGTTAGTTCGCGATATTCGTATGTATCTATTCTAAGATTAATTTGCTCTTTTATATCTTTTATTTCTTTAGCATCTACATACCTATCATCAATAAACCAAACACCTGTAATAAATGTGATAATAAGCGCGGCACTTGCTAATGTTTTTAATATTTTCATTAACTAGGCCCTGCACACCATGCTAACCAAAGAATGGCTACAAATAGGGTAATTGTAAAATATCTTTGTCTTCTTCGATACGCTTTTGCTCTTAAAAGAACTGATCTTTGAAGTTTTAATGTTTTGTATTTCATAGCACCTACCCATTATTGACACCATTCACATTCATTTGTATCATCCACCACTAAACCTTCTTCTTTAGGTTCACACTCACATTTTTTACATGCACAAGTTCCGTATTCATCTGCATGAAGATCCCCACTACAATGACAGTTGTGGTGACATTTTCTGCATTTACTCATTTTTTTGATTATTTAATAACTAGTTCGTATAATATGATCAAAGCTATAATTATACCAATAGTAACTTTTTTATTAGTTATAGCTAAGTTCCATATTCTTTTAGTGTGTTGTATTACTTTTTCCATAATATACTCCTCTTTTATTTTATTATACCCCAATTGGGGCCAGATTCATAGTCTACTTTATTAGGAACTTCAAGTGAAACTGCATTCTCCATTATCTCTTTTATTTTGTCAGAATTGTTGTTTACAGAGATATCTAGTTCATCATGTACTTGTATATGGGGAATTATTCCTTCTTTATGTAGTTCTATCATTGCTTTTTTTGTCATATCTGCCGCACTTCCTTGAATTAGTTTATTTAAAGCTTTGTAAGTGTATGCTCTCTTGATCCCTGGTCCGTGTTCCGTGAGCGCTGTATCATGTGGTAATGCTTTGTGAATTCCAAACTGGTTTGGCTCCCATAAATGGAACCTGCATAAGCGTCCAAGTAAAGTTCTAATTCGACCACAATCCTGGGCACGTTGCATAACATTGTCCATTAATTGTTTTACGAATGGAACTTTATTATGATACTGTCTAAATAGTTCTTCCGCCTTTTCCTTACTCACCCCTAATTCAGCTTGAAGTTTATTTTTTCCCATACCATAGAACAGGCCAAGATTTATGGTCTTGGCCTGATATCTAGGTATCTCTGCCATATCAGCGACGATAGTATGAAAATCTGCATTACCCCCTTTATATAATTCCAATACTTCGTCCACTCCGTAGAGATTCTGTAAAGTTGCATAATGTACCACCAACCTAGGCTCTTGCTGAGAATAGTCAAAACAACCCCATGTATGGCCTTCCTCGGGTATAAATAATGACCTGATCCGTGGTCCAAGATTCTTGTCACGTGCTGGTATTTGCTGTAAATTTGGGTTTGAATACGAAAATCTTCCTGTTACCGTTCCACCGTTATCTCCTCGTAATTGGTTAATTTCTGCGTGTATTCTCCCCTTGTGAGAATGTTTTATTATGGTATCAATGAATGTGGTATGGGCCTTATTAATTTCTCTGGCTCGGGCTATTCGTTTCACTAGTGGGTGGGGGTGATTTTGAAGAAAGTTTTTTGTAAATGATGGAGAATTTGTTTTTTCAGTGCGGTCGAATGGTAGGTGAAGCTTTTCAAAAACTTGCGCAATTGAACGTGCAGCCCATATTTGAACGTCTACTGATGTTTCTTTTTTTACTAATTGTAAGTATTCTTTTTCTTCTTCAACTAATTCTGCTTTTAATTTGTGAGCTGATTCTGCATCTGTTCGAACTCCTAAAAAACGCATATCGACTAGGCAAGGAAAAAGTTCAGTCTCTAAATCAAAAATAGAAGTTAAATCTTGGTGTAATATTTCTTTCTTAAGTTCCTGCCATAATTCTAAAGTTATCTCGGCATCCTTTTCTGCATATGCGCCGACATAAATGGCAGGTAGTTTATACATTTCTGCCTTGGCGTCAACCCCCCAACTCTTAGCAGCTTCATATAATTCTGTTTCATTTTTTCCTTTTCCAGTGTATCTTTTAGAACAGTTGTTTAAGTCATAGCGCATTTGATTCTCATCAACCAAAGCCGATGCTATCATTGTGTCGACTATTTTACCGTTAATACTTAAACTTAACGCGCGTATCCAACAAACGTCATACATGGCGTTATGGAATATCTTTGTGGCTGGTGTATTCAGTATACCTTGAAACCATTTCAAGACTTTTTTACGATCCATATTACCACCACCTTCGTGAGCAATCGGATAATAACCAGACCAATCTGTAACAGCGACAGCTACTCCAACAACTTCTCCTGCACCAACTACTGAACCAGATCCCATTCTAATATTTAAATTAGGATCTTTAGTTTCCAGGTCAATTGCTATTTCATCATACTTTGATAGGTCAGGAAATTCTTCTGGCGGCAGCCATTCTGTCTGTGGTTTAAATAATGGTACTTGTATCATTTTTTTATTTTAGATTCAAAAACTTGACTCATTTCTGTCTCATCTCCATAATCTCTTTCTATTGCCATATTAATATAATGTTTTGCTTTCTCCAAATCTTGTTTTTGTCCTTTCTGTTTATGCCTGCATAAATATTTAATTGCGTTTCCTTCTGCGAACGGAATATTATTTTTATTTATAAATTCTGATGGCTGAATTTTCATGTTCTGGTAATGAGATCCTCCTATCTGGTGGTCATATACTTTCATATTATAAATCCTTTGTTGTGTTGTTTTGGGTATATGATATGTAAATTTTCTTTTGTTCGAGTTGCACCTACATAAAATAATCTATTTTCATCATCAGGATTTTTTTCATAATTTTCCATTGTTGTTTTAGTAAGATCAGTAAGAAGCACTACGTTTTGTGATTCTCCTCCCTTAGCTGCATGTATCGTAGATAATTCTATTCTTGGTTTTTTATTTAAAGCTTCTCCGTTAGCTCTCATCTTTCTTAAATATTCTACTCGTCTTGTTCCTGCATCGTTTAATGATTCATACCAAACCTTTTTAGTTCTTAATCCATAATCTTTTGTAAGTTGATCTATTCCAAAGAAAGAATCTTTTGTCATACCTTTTATTTTTTCTTTTTCCCAATGATCTGGTCCCATATATTTAGAAATTTTTTCAATTTGTTTATAAGACAATAATTGTCCTTGTCTTAAATGTTCCCAATCTGTCGCTGATTCTTGTAAATCTTTCTCATAGCTACGTTTATTTTTAGTTTCATAATATAAACCTTTACGATATAAAGTATCTTCTATTTCTTTTAGCATAAATTTTGTTCTAGCTAAAACCAGCCATTCACCTTTTAACATATCTACTGAATCAATATCAAAGTGTCGGTGTAAACTTCCTTCATTTGTTTTAGGTCTCCAATTTTTATTTATTCTATTTTTAATTTTATTTATAATTCCCATTGCCAATTGATGAACTTTAATTGGTATTCTGTGTGATTGTATCAAAGGAAGATTGATCATTTGATCTTGTAACGCTATGAAAGAATCTACATCAGCACCAGCCCATTTAAATATAGCTTGATCATCATCACCCGCAATAAAAGTATCTTCTGTTTTATTCCAGATAGTTTTTGTCATATCCCATTGCATAAGAGATAGGTCTTGTGCCTCATCAATAAAAACAACATCGAAGTCTGGAGATTTATCTGATTTTATAAAATCTAAAATCATGTCATTAAAATCTTTTAGATTATATTCTTTTTTATATCTTCTTAATTCATTGTGAATGATACGTAATTTATCTAATTCTAAATCCTGAGTGTGTTCTTGTTTATTATATTGTTGTTCAGGAGTTATATTTCTAAGTTGTGCTAATTGTATAATTTGTAAATATTCACTATCAGAAGTAAATATACCATGATCTTCTTGGTGTTCTGCATAAGATACAGGGAATCCTAATTTTTTGCCCAAGTCTTTATAATGTCTTGGTTGCATAACCTGATCTTTTTTATAGCCTAGTTTTCTAAATGCTAATGAATGTAAAGTTCTAAAATATGGAAGGTCATCTTCTGTAAGATTAAATTTTTTAATTGCTCTATCTCTTGCTTCGTATGCAGCTTTTTGAGTAAAGGCAAAATAACCTATTTTATCTGGATCAGTTTCTTTTAAATAATTATCTACTTTATTTAAGAGTGTAGTTGTTTTTCCTGTTCCTGGTGGTCCTAATACTATTGTTTTCATTTAACTCTCCTAAAAAAACTTCTCCATATAGCTGATCTAATAATAGAGACCACAGTAAATATTAATGCGATTCCCAAACTATCTAAAATAGTTGGATGCAATCCAAAGAATGGAAATAAAAAAATCTGTATGAGTATGGCTAAAATTAGGCCACTACCTACATCAATAGAGCTTTCCATAAAACATCTAAGATTCATTAAAATACATCTTTCGGTTTAAGTTCTTTTTGAACATAATCATCTTTTCTTTTATCAAATTGTTTCACTGTAAAAACAGAGATTCTTTCTTTTCCTACTCTTTTCTTATCATCACAATTGCAATGATCTTTTAACATCT